ACAAACGTTTGTTATTAATACAGAGGAAAATAATATGTGGTGGACTTGCTTTCACTCTTCTTGCAACATTGGTGGCAATACAAAAAGACCTCTAACTCCTCAAGATGTTACAAATTTTTTGGAACTATCGTCACCCGTCAAAACGGACGAACAGCAAGTAAATTCTTGGAGCATACCAAGTTACTTCACCAACATACAGTCTAGCGAAAATTGTATGAACTACGTCAAAAAAAATAATTGTTATCCTGCTTATCTTGCAGGTCTAGTATCTATTTACTTTGACCCTAGAAAAATACGTGCTGTATTCATTATTAAAAAAGATGATAAACCTGTTGCTGCGGTTGGCAGAAGTCTTAATCCTATCATGATGCCCAAGTGGTTAAACTATAATAAGAACATGACACCTTTTAGTTGTGGCACTAGTGACACTGCTGTTGTAGTAGAAGATTGTGCAAGTGCTTGTGCTGTTAGTGGTATATATACAGGTGTTGCATTGTTAGGGACTAAACTAAAAGAAGAGTATGCTTTGTATCTATCTAAAAATTTTAAGAAAGTAATTGTTGCTTTAGATAGAGACGCAACCAAGAAGGCATTTGATTTATCAAAAGGATTAAGGTATCTTATAGATACAGAAGTAAAAATCTTAGATGAAGATTTAAAATATTTAAACGCTACAGAGATAAAGGAGCTATTTAATGTCGTCACTTGAAAGTAGAATTATAAAATTTTGTCTTGATAGAAAATTTTATGAGGATAACAAAAAAAGAATTAGTAAGAAAAATTTTACTAATGGTCTAGCAGAAGTATATGATGTCATTAGTGATACATATAAAAAGCATGACAATGTAAAAAAGATTACTATAGAAGAAGTAAAAGATGTTTATTTTAACATCTATAAACCTGCATCTACTACAGCACACATACAAAAAATGTCAGCTATATTAGATAACATTAGTAAAGATAATACAGAGTACAATCCTGTTATTGCTGAGGATACTTTAAAACATTTTCGCATACAAGAACACGCAAGACAACTTATAGAAGAAGCTAATGGTGTTTGGAATGGTACAAAAAAATCATTGCAGCCAGTTAAAAAGTTAGTTGAGCAGTTTGATGAAGATGATACTACCGGGGAGGATGAGTTAATCCCTGTAACAAAAGATATAACAGAAATGTTAGAAGCAGTTTCAGTTACATCTAAATGGAAGTTTAATATAAAAACATTAGGTGACAGGATAGACGGTGTGGGAGAAGGTAATCTTATGGTTATATTTGCTAGACCTGAGACTGGTAAGACTGCCTTTTGGGTTAGTCTTGTTGCAGGTTATGAAGGGTTTGCACATCAAGGTGCAAAGGTTCATTGTTTTATAAATGAAGAACCTGCAGTTAGGACACAGATGAGAATGGTATCAGCTTGGACTGATATGCATAAAAATGAAATTATGGATAATATAAACGAAGCAACAGAAGATTGGAAAAAGATTAGAGATAATATTATTTGTCACGACTCTGTTGATTGGTCTTTAGATGCATTAGATAAATATTGTGAAGATAACAAACCTGATATAGTAATAGTAGACCAACTAGATAAAATAAATGTTGGTGGTACTTTTGCTAGAAATGATGAAAGATTAAGAGCAATATATTTAGGTGCTAGAGAAATATCTAAAAGAAGAAATCTAACTTTAATAGGTATGTCTCAGGCTAATGCAGAAGCAGAAGGCTCTACAATTTTAACATTTGATATGATGGAGAATAGTAGAACAGGTAAAGCAGCGGAGGCTGATTTAATTATAGGTATAGGTAAAGCACATACTGATGGTGACACACCTAACTTTATGAGAAATTTAAATATTATAAAAAATAAAATTAATGGTTGGCATGGTGTAGTTAATACTGTGTTAGTGCCTTCCAAATCGAGGTATGTAGAATGACAAAGATAACTGTATTTGATGTAGAGACAACTGAAGATGGATTTAAAGGTAGCCCTAGTCCTTATTATCCTGATAATAAATTAATTAGTTTAGGAATAGATGATGAGTATTTATTTTTTTGGCATCCTGACTTACCTGATTTAGATTTAGTAAAAAATAAAAAGACTGTACAAAACATTTTAGATAAGACTGATATCTTAGTAGGTCATAATATTAAATTTGATTTATCGTGGTTATACTCTTGTGGATTTAAATATCAGGGTAAAATTTATGATACTATGATAGGCGAGTATGTTTTATATAGAGGAATAAAAACTAGAATATCTTTAGCAGAGTGTTGTATTAGAAGAGGTTTAATAAAAAAAGCTACTTCTATAATAGATACTTACAGGGGTCAGGGCATGAAGTTTAAAGACATAGCACCTAATGATATAGAATATTATGGTAGAAGAGATGTAGAATGTACAAGACAATTATTTCATTCTCAAGTTTCTGACTTTAATAAAAAAGCTAATTCTACTTTAGTTCCTACTGTTAGGATGATGAATAGATTTACATCTGTTTTAACAAACATGGAAATGAATGGTATCTACATAGATAAAGAAACATTAGATAAAGTAAAAAGTGATTTTGAAAAAGAGTATAAAGAGTTAAGAGTTAATATTGATAATACAATATGGGATGTTATGGGTGACACAAAAATAGAACCTAGTAGTGGTGAACAATTATCTTGGTTAATATATGGATTAAAAGTTATAGATAAAAAGAAATGGGCTGAAGTATTTAACATTGGTATTAATAAAGAAACTAAAAGACAAAAGAGAAGACCAAAGATGTCTGTTACTGAATTTAATAACTATGTAAAAAAATATACAAAGCCTTTACATAAAACTAAATCAGAGCAATGTAAAGAGTGTCAGGGCAAAGGCAAAGTACAAAAACTAAAAGTAGATGGCACACCTTATAAAAATTTAACTAAGTGTGATAAATGTGATGGTGGTGGATTAATATATCATCAGCTAAAACAACTAGCAGGATTTAAAATAAATTTAAAAAATATTGTAGAAAACTTTTCTAGAGATTCAAAAGATACATCTAATAAATTAGTTAACTTAGTTTGTAATGGTGGTTTTAAAACAGATAAAATTACTTTAATGACAATATCTAAGTATAGTAAAAATGGTATTGTAGACTTTATAAATAACATAACAAAGTATAGTGCGATAGAAACTTACTTATCTACTTTTGTAGAGGGTATGCAAAACTTTGTTGGTTGGGATTCTATACTTCATCCTAGATTTATGCAGACAGCTACTACAACTGGTAGACTATCCAGTAGAGACCCTAACTTTCAAAATCAACCACGTGCTAAAACTTTTCCGATTAGAAAAGTTATTAAATCTAGATTTAAGAATGGTAAAATTATGGAAGTGGACTTTGCACAATTAGAATTTAGAACTGCAGTATTTTTAGCACAAGATAAAAAAGGTATGGAAGACATTGCAAATGGTGTAGACGTACATCAGTTTACAGCAGATATAATAGGCTGTTCTAGACAAGATGCTAAGGCACATACATTTAAACCTTTGTATGGTGGTGTTAGTGGTACAGACGATGAAAAAAAATATTACGCAGAGTTCTTAACTAAATATAAACAAATAAAAGAATGGCACGATAAATTAGAATATGATGCCATAGCAACAAAAATTATTACCTTACCAACAGGTAGACAATATTCTTTTCCTGACGCAAAGCGTATGCCTTGGGGTAGTTCTAACTATTCTACACAGATAAAAAATTATCCTGTCCAAGGTTTCGCTACTGCAGATATAGTGCCTTTAGCTTGTATTAATGCTTATGAATTGATGCTAGAAAAAAAGGTAAAAAGTCTGTTAATTAATACGGTTCATGACAGTATAGTGGCAGATATATATCCGGGGGAAGAAGATATCATGGCAAAAATCTTAGCTGAATCTACGAGAGGTGTTAAAAATACTATGAAATCTATGTATAATATAGACTTCAATGTACCTTTAGACATAGAGGTAAAAGTAGGTTTAGATTGGCTTGACATGAATGAAATATCAGTGTAACTTATCCACAACTATAAATAATAAGGAGTTATTATTAATGATGACAAATGAAATATCAGTAAAACAAATGTCCGATGCTCAGATTATGGCAGCAATCGGTCAAACGGTCGACACTAATAGACCAATATTATCCCGATTACAAATAAATAGGGATGCAGAGGATGATGATAATAATAGATTACCAACAGGTCATTACTTTATTTATCATCCTGAACTAGAACAAAACATTTATGGTGAGACGGTAGAGTTTAGACCTTTCTATACTGCATACCAGTATATGGCGTATAATCCTGCTGAAAAAAAATATTCATCACGTTCAATAGTATTTAAAAATTGGAAAGAGGATATTATTGATAGCACAGGTGGTACACGATGTGGTAAATTACCTGAGGCACAAAAAGTTAATCTTACCCCTGCAGAATTAGAACTGCAGAAACAAATTAAATGTTATAAGATGACTTATGGTACGGTGTCATTCAAAGGTAAAAATGCAAAGGGTGAGGATGTAGATATAAAAGACTTCCCAGTCCTTTGGAGAAATACAGGCACTAACTATAATATTGTTAACGAAGCTTTTACTGGCTTAACTAACTTAGGTAAACCAATGTTTAAATATACTTTAACATTAGGAACTGAGAAAAGAAAAGCAGGTGCAGTTAGATTTTTTGTTTCTACTTATAAAATAAATAAAGACAAAGAGTTAGACTTTACTAAAGATGATGAAAAAACTTTAGAAAGTTTTTTAACTATAATTAATTCAGAAAACAAAAGTGTTAGTACATTACATGGTAAAGCTAACACACAAGCAGAATCGGATGGCAGTGACGCTAAGATTATTAGTCAACTTGCCCAGTAGTGCATCTACTATTAATAAAAATACAAGAACTGTTAGCCCGTTCAGGAAAAGAACGGGTTGACATAGACGATAAGATTATAGAAGAATTTGGGGAAGCTTGTAAACAAGCATTTAAAAAACAATTTACAGAAGAACGTGAAGAAAATTTTACAATAAGAATGTCCAGTATTGGCAAACCTCTTTGTCAATTACAAATGGAAAAACAAAATACATCATCAGAATCACCACCTTATAATTTTAAAATGAGAGTTTTATTTGGAGACTTGATAGAGGCATCTGCCATAGCTATTATGAAAGCAGCAGGTATAAAAATACAATCAGAACAACAAGAAGTTCATAATAAAATATCAGGTGTAAATATAAAAGGCACTTATGATGTTGAGATTGAAAATAAAATTTATGATATTAAAAGTGCATCACCTTGGGCTTATGATAATAAATTTTCTAAAGGATTTAATAATGTAAAAGAAGATGATAGCTTTGGCTATGTTGTTCAAGGTTCTTTATATTCTGACTCTTCGGGTAAACCTTTTGGTGGTTGGATTGTAATAAATAAATCTACAGGAGAGTGGCAAGTTGTAGAAACACCAACATACTTA